AGCACTTCTTGTTATTGGAAGAATTACTAACAACATAATACTCATAGTAATAGGAATGTGTTTTTGCTTTGTTTTTGGACTGTTTACTTCTTATACGATAGGCGGTTACGAATTGATGTATATATTCGTTCTGTCCATGATTGTTGTTCTTGCGATATTAGGTTTAATAACTCTTGCCCTTCGCTAACACCTTTTCTGGAATAAATGACATTATCTGTTCCCATTCCGGGTAATTGACATTGACCAGGACGATAGTCAGTTTCTACAGTAATTTTTAGTGAAGATTTTACAAATGTTATCCATTGACCATATTGGGCAGCGATATCTGGTAGAACTTTTGCTATTTCAACTTTGTGTTCATCCCAAAATTTAGTTTGAAAATTTTTACTGTAAAGATTGTCGAGTAGATAATTTAAGTCTTCTTCAAGTAATATACAAAAGGCTTTTCTCAATTTTTTTTGATGATAAGCTAATTTAATTGCATCAAAACCAAACCCAAAAAATGCACCAATGAAAAGTAAGATTACTGAATAAGTAAAATTTTGTTGTACGTAAGTTTGAAAATCACCCACAAAATCACCTCCTTCCTACAATCATTATAAGAAGGAGCAGGTTCTTTTACAACATAAAAAAGAAACACCCGCCGACCGTGGAAAGTTTAGCGAGTGTTTCTTGTAACCAGCCGAAGCTGACGAGAACATTATAACACGCTTCGACTGGTATATCAACTTTGAAAGAGGGATATACCATGAACAAGAAAGATGAAGCTTTGGCAAAGTTTGTCGAAGTGGTAAAGAATTTAAGTTCTAAAGAGTTTGAAGAAAAGTATGTTAAGGAGGATATACCGGTGAGTAAATTACTAATTCGGACAAAAGGAGTTTGGAAAGGGAGTCTAAAGGTTATAAATGATAATAATGAGATATCTCAATACCATGACGGAGACTGCAATATAGCGATACATTCAGCAATTGATGGAACAAAGAAAATACATTTCCATATGGATAAAGTAAAGACTGATGATTTTGGTATTGATATAGAGATTGAGCCCCAATAATTTTTTATTAGGAGTGAGGAACAATGATTGTAGAATGTCCACACGTTGGAATAAGAGAGCTGTCTGAGGCGTGGGGCGTTAGTGCAAGGACAGTAAAAGAATGGCTTGCTAGTGCAGGTATTAAAACAGTAGTACGTGGTCGGTATCGTATATCAGATGTTACGAGATATGCCGATCAGTACGGTAAGCCGAAACTTTCTAATCGAGAGCGATTAGAGGTAATGCAGCTACAAAAAGCCTTAGATAACGCTAACGCTGAAATAGCAGAACTGCAAGAATGTCTGTTGAAAGTGTCAGGAGTAACAGCTGACGCTGTTCAAAAGATAGTTAGGCAGATGAAAAAAGAAACTGAAATAGTAGAAATGAGGCAGAGCAGATGAAAGCATTAATCAAAGTAGCAGGAATAGCAGTAGTAATGAAAGAGAGTATTAAGCAACAGCCTTGTGTATGGTCTTTAACTGCTTTGGCTATAGCAACAGTAGTTAGGCTGATATATGACATAGGCTACGCTATGGGGCAGGTGGCAGGCTTATGATTAGAGATTTTACCGTAGCAACTACTGCAATATTTGTTGGGACATACGTAGCTATTATGGCTGCTGTAGTGACAGTAGGGGTGTTGAGATGAGCTGCGAAGATGAGAAGTTAGAATGTGAATATTGTGATCATTGTCTGCCTATTGGCGAAGGTGATCATATTTGTGATAAAAATGGAGTTCCGGTTATCGTCTTGTCTAAATACGTTCCTACTGAAGATTATTTGTATTGCAAAAGAAAAAGAGCTACCGAAGTTGCAGCTTCGATAGCTCAGGGTGGACTGTAAATTTTACGAAGTTTAGCGTCCACCTTCATTTTAGCAAAAGAATTGGAGGATTGCAAGCATGGATAATTTTGATGATTTAGTATATTCGATTAGATATGAATTAGATGCAATGCAGGAAAATCTGAATAACACAGATGATTTGGACGGAAGCGAAGCTAAAGTAAATGTTTTGCTGAAATGGATTAAAAACAGTGCAAATACGATTGAAAATAAAATTGAAGATTGGGGCGTGTAAATATGAAACTTTATGAAATTAATCAACAATTAGAGCGGTTGCTAGAACTTGATACTGAAAGAATGGTAGATACTGAAACAGGTGAAATATTGACTGCCGAGGATATAGATCAGTTGAAGATTGATAGAGTAGAAAAGATTGAAGGCTGCCTTGTGGTTTACAAAAACAAAATGGCAGAAACAGCAGCCATTGAAGAAGAAATTAAAAGGCTGACGGAAAGAAAAGCTACCTTAAAAAATAAGGCGGAGTGGTTAAAAGGTTATGTAGCCTACGCTTTAAAGGGTGAAAAATTTGAGACTCCCAAAGGCGCAGTCAGCTACAAAAAAAGTGAGACAGTGGAAATTACCGATAAGGAGAAGCTGCCGACAGAATTTTTGAGAGTTGTTACATCAACATCACCTGACAAAGCGGCTATCAAGGCTGCGATCAAAGCTGGCAGTAAGATTGATGGGGCACAGGTAGTAGAGCATCAGAATGTGCAGATAAAGTGAGGTGGAGGACATGATTGATATACAAACTTAGCAACCCCGCCTACAGATGCTTTGAAAACAATCCAATCAGGTAATCTAAGGGGAAAAAGTGATATAAACCCACAATGGAAGATTGAAGCTATTACTGCTCAGTTTGGATTGTGTGGTATTGGATGGAAATTTGAAATTTTAGATAAGACTATATATCCATTAGAGGATAAGCAAATATTACTGTATATGACGGTAGCTTTGTTTATCAAAAACGGTGATAGTTGGAGCGAGCCTATCATTGGTTGTGGAGGCGACTTCATTGTTCAAAAATATAAAACTGGACTTACAGCAAATGATGAAGCCTTTAAGATGTGTCTTACTGACGCACTTGGTAACGCTATGAAAAACATTGGCGTTGCAGCAGATGTGTACAGGGGGTTTTGCGATGGTAAATATAGCGTTCGAGAAGAACGGCAATCTGTTGAACCATCAACCACTAAAACATCAAATAAAGCAGAACTGCCTACACCTATAAACCAAACTAAGCCTGCGTTTCCTGACGAAAATACTGGACCACAATTTTTGATGTGTCAAGAATGTACAGTTGAAATCAGCCAAAGAGTTCACGATTACAGCGTGCAGAAATTTGGCAGGCCTCTTTGTATGAACTGTCAAAAGGCAGTAGCAAAATGAAGTTGGAAGGTTTAGGGATTCATCAGTTAAATAAATTTTGAAAAGAGGAATTAAAAATGGAACAAGTATATGGGAAAAAGTTGAAAGTTATCATGACAGTACTGATAATTATATCGCTGAAAATGAAGTCACTGTAACAATTACATTAAGCGAATATCGAAAATTGGTGCAGGAAGTGGCTACAAAAAAATATGATATCGACAGGGCGAACTCGGCAACGTACGAGGCAAAGCGCCAGCTGGAAAAATTTAAAAATCAATATTTCGAGGAATTAAAAAAAGAATATGGCGAAAATGCCGAAGATGAAGATTAACGCAAAGTAAGTGGGCGCAAAATGAAGCTAACAGTTAAAGGTTTACAGACGTTAAAAGGGATGGGATACATAAATTTAGTAGTACCTGTCCCTTTATCAGAGGAAGAAGAAATCAATAAAATCGATCCTGAAAAGCAGTATGTTGTAGAGGTCAAGCAATGGCGCAAAGGGCGTTCTAACGACGCTAATAAATACGCTTGGGTATTATGCCAAAGGATAGCAGAAAAGCTGTCAGAAGAGAGCTTTCACAGCAAGGAAGATGTTTACAGGAAGGCAATCCGGGAATGTGGTTACGGCAGAATATGGCCAGTGCCAACTGACGCTGTAAACAGAACTATTGAAATTTGGCAAAGCAATGGTGTTGGCTGGATAGCTGAATTGCTTGGTGAATGTCAGAACATTAAAGGCTATAGCAATGTAAGGGTATATTACGGTAGCAGTGCTTATGACACGAAAGAGATGAGCCGTTTTATAGATTGTTTGGTATCTATGGCAAAAGATATTGGTGTAGAAACAAGGCCGCAGGAAGAATTAGATGAGCTGATCAAGGAGTGGGGCGTTAAAGATGATTCCAAAAATAAAGAGGATAAG